ATTATATCCGTCTTTATTTGACTTACTAAGAATAGCATCATTAATTTTAAATACATCACCTAAACTTTCTTCAGCAAGATTTAAGTTTGTTTTTTTATCTTTTATTTTTTTTGTAGTTGCATCTAAAGAGCTTATTTGTGTTTCAAAAAGCTTAAGATCATCTTTGTTTAATGTTTTTTTATGAGCAGCTATTACTTCAGCTTTGTCAACTTCAGACATACCAGGCATTACGCCAATAGATCTAAGAAATTGAGATCTAATTAATTCAGTTCCAATTAATCTTTTAACGTCTTTAGCTCCTAGGCCTAACATATCTATAGCTAGTCTATCAACCTCTAGACCTTGCTCTTTTAGATTTTCAGATATATCATTAAGTAAAAGCTTTTTCTGCTTGTCACTTATATCTGAGCTTTGTATTAAAGAGCTTAACTCGTTAGTGTTTATTCTAAGACTTCCTACTGCTTTTTCAAATTTCTTTGTAGCGCCATAATTTACCATGCCAGAATAAGCAACGCCAGGGCTTTGAGAAACACCTAATGTTACTATTGTTGACATAGCCGTGTCGTCCCAAGCACTTAGATCTAAATCTCTATCTAATATACCGTACTCTGTAAAATATTGCTGTCCACCGTATATTAATTCTTCTTCTAGTATTTCACCTGTGCCTCGCTTTAATAAAGGATTGACTAATAAACTATTTATTTTAGAAAAATTACTTTTTCCAAAAGCATCAGAAATAGCTGTTATAGAAGTAGGTGATTTAAAATCTTTTAAAAGTTTTATCGTGTTAGGTGCAGTACCTAAAAACCTAGTGAATGTTCCCTCTATTATACCATTAGCAACTCCAGCGTTTAGTATTTGGTCATCGCTTATTTCAGTCATGGCTTTGGTTTTATTTATATCTCTCATAGAATTAGTATAAGTATATAAATCAATTTTACCATCTTGATAAGCTTGTAATGCTATTTTAGCTTGTTCATCAGCTGTTCCAACTATTTGTTGTTGGGTTTTTAAATCTCTATAAGTTTGAGTACCTGATGATATACCAAATAATCCACCAATAGCATTAGCTGTCATAGCAGTACTTAAACCAGCAGCTGAACTCGCACCACCTGTTGCTATAGCTAAAGTTATATTTGCTGATTGTTGACCTATTGTTCTAAAAAAATAAGTACCAAAATTACCATCATCATAAGTACCCATTGTTTCAAAAAACTCATTCTTAGCGTTTAATCTTCTTTGTTGTTCAACAGCCCAATCAGCGTTAAACAAGGTAGGTATAGATAATGCAATACCTGCAAAAGCATCATTAACGTCTTTAGCAAATAATTCAGGTAAACCGTACTCTTTCATAGACGCTTTAAAGACGTCAGCATTAACAGGGTTGTCAGCATAAAAATCATTAACCTTAGTCCGCATGTTGTTAAGTGTAGCAGAATAATCTTGATTAAGATTTACGTAGTCTTGTTGAAGACGATACATGTTTGATTGAACTTCTTTAAGTTTTTTCCCTTCTTCTGTACTTAAGTTTCTATCATTTGTTACGCTAAAAATAGCTTCTCCATTAGGTGTGTACTCTATACTTATTTTAGTGTCTTTAGGAGCATCTTTTCCTAATTCTTTCAATCTAGTATTTAACACAGACGCTAGTTGATTCTCATGTACCTTAGGTAGTTCTAAAATCTCAGCCTTAATATTTTTTTCAAATACATTTTTTTCAATCTTAGCTATGTCCTGACCAAATTTTAAAAAATCTGCGTTTCCAGAATTAGCCATTAATTTTTCGTGAATAGTTTTTGATCTATTAAATAGTTCCTCTGCTTTTAAATTCTTTACACCAGATTCGTATAAACCTTGAAGAGAACTTATACCTAAACTTTCTACTTTAGCTTTAAGCTCTGGTGACAATTTACTTAATATACCTTCAGTTCCAGTAAAAGCGTTAACTCTATCTTCTAAACTTCTATTTACTTTTGTAGGCTTAGAGTCAACCTCTCCACTAAACTCGTAAGTACCAGCGGCTTCGTCTTTGAAAAGCTTGCTTATTTCTTTAAGTTCATCTTTTGTTAGTTTTTCATTAGGAAAAGCTAAATTAAGTGAATTTACTAAATCTTCTTCAAATCTATTTTCAAGATAATTTAAATCTATTGATTTGTCGTTTTGTATTACTTTAGATTCTTCTTTTTCTTTTCTAGCATATTTTTCTAAATAATCACTAGTAGCTTGATAAGCATTTTTTTTAATAATTCCATAAGCTTCATCACCTAATTCATTAGACATAAACTTTCTAAGCTCGTCTGGATTAACTTCTTTTAATAGTTCTCCGTCTTTAAATATGTCATACATGTTATCAAAACCTGTAAAAAAGTTTCCATCATCAGCATATATAGTACCAGAGTTATCATTTTTTTCTACCTCATATCCAGTTCCTTCTAAAGCTTTATTTATAGTTTTAGTAGTACCTTCTCTTTCTGAAACGTCAGCTAAACCACCTAAGTTGTTTGTAACTATTTCTTCATCTGTTTGGTTTTTATAAAATTCATCTATTTCATTTAACACATTTACAGCTTCGTCTCTACCATCTAAAGTAAACGCTTGTAAATCCAACTCTAAAGGTTCGCTTCTACCAGGAAGAGTTATGTTAAGCGCGTTTCTCATGCCGGTTTGTTCCACATATAATCCAGGATAAGTATCAACAAGTAAATCTTCAACTTCTTCTTCTGACTTATCTATAATAGACATAGGTTTATTAATGTCCATTTTCGAACCTTCGTAAGCTTTTTCTAGTTTTCTTTTTACATCATTACGTTTTTTGTCAAGAAGCATTTTACCAGCTCTACTGCCATCATAAAAATCACCTAAAATACCTCCTGATTCAACTTCTTTGTATTCCAATAAAATATCTTCCAACTTCGATTCCAAAGCGGATGTCTCGTCTACTTCTGTTGCCACAGCCACATCCCCTGCTGCAGCAACAATTTGCTTTCCCTCCCAATCATAAAAAGTTTCTTCTTCTTTAACTTTATCGCTAGATTTAACCGTAACACCGTTGTCTTCCTTAAACTGTTCTAAGGAGATACCTGCTGCTCTAGCATAACTAGCTAGTTGCTCAGCAGAGACTTCAACGCCATTTAATATATAAGTATCCATGTTTTTATCTTGTTTTAGTTATACACACTGTATATTGATTGCAATATTGATGATGGAACTGGCTGAGATCTTTCGGCTTTATCACCGTCTGAATTTACTTCATATACTCCAGCTGGGTTGACACCTTGAACTGGAAATTTTTTATAGAAACTTTTTCCTCCAGGTGTACTTTGTATACTATTAAAGGCATCTAAGTTACCAGATTTTATTTTTTTAGATATGTTTCTAAAAAGTATCTCTTCTACTGTTTTATTTCTAGAATTGCCTCTATTACTACCAGATGATTCTTTATCAGTTGATTTTGCATCTACATAAAAATATTGTTCTGTTCCAGCTTTAATATTACTAACGTCAACACCGTTTTTTTCTAATTCATCTATCTGATCTTGGTTTATAGTTCTTGTTGATAACGCTAAGCCATTTACTTTTTGGTTTACAAACTTACCTTCACCATTTCTTTCTTGACCTAGATTATAATGACTTAGCATGTCTTGTTGAATGTATTGCTTAAATGCTGTAGATACCGTTTCCTTTGAAACAGTTCCATCTTTTACTCCTTGAGCATAATTTATTCCTGCATAACCAATACTTTCTAAATAATGATAAACGTCTCCTTTATCGTCTTTGCTTCCAGTTAAAGCCATTTGAGCTAAAGTATCTGCTCTGGCTTGAATAGTTTTATCCGCACCATTAATAAAGCCATCCACGTTTACAAAAGTTAATATTTCTTTTTGATCTTGTGTATCTCCTTTTGTGACCGTACCTGTTAACTGATGCTTATATGCTTTGCTAAGTTCTCCATTTACTATAGAGCCATTATCTTTGTTTATAGCATTGTAATCAATAGCTTCTACAGTTGATGTTTGAGCAAGATTACCATCCCAAGATCCATCTGTTAAATTTCTTTTCCAATCAATAATTATATTACCGTCTTTAACATTAACGCCTTTTTTAAATCCTTGGTCATCTTTGTACGCTTCTGCTTGTACAGAGCCTACTGGTATTTTTATTTGCACATCTAATATGCTATTGCTTTTTCCTTTAACCTGTTCTCTATTGTATTTCTTAGTAATTTCAACCCCGCCTCCAATTTCTTTATTATATAAACCACTAGCAACTAAGTAATTAGTATACTTCTCTTCTTCACTGTCTCCAAACCAATAAGATTTTGGATCACCAGAAAGCACAGCTTGAGCTGTTTTTTCATCTGTTAAAACCAAAGCTCCTTCTTTTGAAGCGTTTGTTAAATTTGCTTTTTGTTCATTTGCTAACTTAAGATATTTTTTCCTAAGATCAGGATCAAGAGTTAGATTTGCATTAACCTCAGCCATAGCTTTTATTGATCCAATACCATAGTCTTTTTCAACGCCGTTGTAAGTGTGAACACCTCCATACATTTCATATTCTGATAATTGCTGAGCTTGTTCTATAAGCCCTGGAGGTTTTCCTTCACTTTCCATTAAAGAAAAATTAGTATTAGCTAATTCTGTTTGCTTTATTTCAGCTTGAACATAAGACTTATTGTACATCTTTTGTTTAGCAGCAACTATATCAGCTTGTTTTTCTCTATTTTTTACCATGGTGTCTAAACCAGAAGCTAACGCTTCATTTACCTGTCCTGCCGCGGCAGCCCATGCTTTTGAGCCGTAAAGGTCTTGTATTATTGTTGGGTTATCGTATGCGCTCATGTTTTAAATTTGTTTAAATTGAACATCAATCTTAGAGTAATCTACTCTATCGTACCCGTCAAGATGTTTTATTACTGCGTCAACAGGTACTTCATCAGACATAACACCCTGCCAAATTCCTTCACCGTATTTTTTATCTATATATTCAAAAGAATATATCTTTAATCCACTACTTGACTTGCCTATTGATTTTATGTTTTTCTTTAATCTTCTGTCACTTCCTGTAGTGGCTCCTGCAGCAGCAGAATCAACCGCTCCTTTATAACCTAAACCTGCTGTCGCCGCGTTAGTAACACCGGTTATTGCACTACCCCAAGCTTGAGCTTGAGCTTGATTTGCAGAAGCTTGATTTGCCATTGCTTGCTGCTCTTGACCAGCGGCTCTACCTAAATCAGAATTAGTTCTAGATTCTTTCATTTGTGTTTGGAACTGATTGCCCGCGGCCATTTGTGTTTGCATTCTTTGACCTTCTGCTATTTGAACTCCTTGTATTCTTTGAGCTTCTTGCATTTGCATACGCTCCATTTGAGACTCACCTTGTGCTCTTAGTTTTTCATTATTAACTTCTTGTTGCTCTATACTTGCAGCAACACCTTTTTTACTAGCTAAAGCAGCTTGAGCCAATGCTGTTGCGCCACCCGCACTAGCACCGGTTGTAGCTAATGTTTCTAATGAGTTAGCTAAAGCCATATCAGATTGTTCCATTTGTATTTCAGAAGCTTGTGTAGCTACAGAAAGATTAGCAAAAGGATTAGAAATCATATCACTTAAATTAGTAGCTAAACTAGACAAGTTAGTATTACCAGCGTAAGGATTAGTTATAGGAACTCTACTGGCTTTTATTCTGTCCATTTCTTCTCTAGCGTTTCTAGCTGCTCTACCAGCTCTTTTGCCGGCTTTGTCTGCTTGATTTGCTGCTACTGCGCCTCCTATTATGGAAACACCTGCGCTTACTGCTGCTACTACTGCCATTATTGAATTTTTTTAGTTATTTCATAGGAAGGGTTTTTGTCAACCGTGTATCCTAATTTTTTATGTTTATCTATAAGGCTTTTACTTCTGCCTATACTTAAAACTACATTAAATCCACCTTCAAGAGCCCATTGTTCTAGTGAAGATATTAATAATAATATAGCTTCTGATTTATCTACTTTTGCTATTGGATTAGAAACAATCCACTCCATCCATGCTATTTTTGAGTTTGTTCCATATAAGAACCCAGCAACTAAAGGTTTACCGTCTTGCTCTACCATGATACCACCTGTTCCATTTTCAGGTAATAAATCTCTACCTAATGGTACCCATTCTGGCCAAGCGCTCCACCATTCTACAAGCGTGTCGTAATCGTCGTGTGTTAATCTTCTAGCTTCTAATTTCATTTGATTTTAATAAGATGATTCTTTATAATTTGTTGATACTGCAAATAATTCATTAGTTCCAGATACCGCTGTGTTTGTAGCTTCTAAGAGTACAGTTGCAAAAAATCCTTTAACACCTGATATTGATTTTCCAAATACAACTTCACCTTGAGTGAAAGCAGATGTGTTAACTAAGTTTGCAAAGTACTTATCTTCTTTTTGTTTAAATTCATTTTTAAGTAAACTGTTTTCCATGTCAGCTAGTGTTAATGGCATGCTAAAAACATCTACACTATTAGCTTGGTCTTCATTTGTTACAAAGCTAGTCATAGACCAGTTAGGCGCACCTTCGTAGTTTATTGTTTGGAAAGTTTTAACTAAAGAAGGGTTTGCATTAAATACACTTTTTACTTGACTAACGTATTGAGTTTTATAAAAATTAGCTCTATTAACGTTTGTGCTATAGTGCTCGTATATATCTCCAATTGTAACGCTAGGATTGTTTGCTTTTTCATCAGAAGTAGTTGTAGAATAAAAATTATTCTGAATACTAAACATGTTGCTTGGTAGGTAGCTATATCTACTTGTCCAACCTTTAATGTTTTCGTCAAAGCTAAGTATTTCTGAGGCTATAGCAGCTGATGCTGGTTGTAAAGATAGTGTATAACATTTGTTATGTATGTCATAACCACCTATAGCTTTACCGCTTGATAAAGATCCTAGTTGATCTCTAAAAAAGTCATACATACCATAGTTTGAAATTTCAGTTAAACCGTCTTGAGACAGTCTTAAAACAGATCCTTGTGTTGCATCTGTAAAATACTTTCTATATCCATACACAGCAAAACTTTCAGGATTAGTTGAAATACCAAATTCTCCAGCATATGGAGTTATTGCACCAATTACAACATTTGAGGTTGTTTGAACAGGTACTCCTTCTTGAGTATAAATCGCGTCTTTGTCTATCAAAGCTCTGTTCACTTTTCTTTCTTGAAATATAGTTAAGTTAGTATCTTCTGCATACAACTTTTGTATACTACCTTTAGAAGGATCTACGGTTCTAGTTATATCTTGTCCAGAAGGAAATTGGTTAGATTGATTTATACCAGTTCTAGAATTAAATATTCCAGAGTATATAATAGAATTACTTAAAGTTTCTTGAGCGTTATTTTCAGAAACCAAAAAAGCTCTTGGAGACAGACCAGTTTGAACATTATTATATCCACCTCTTATTCTAGCTTCTTCAATATACCAGTTTCTATCCTGAATCGAAGACACTGCCAATCTTTTTAATACATAAGTATTATAGTATTTTACTTGAATCTGGAAGCCCATATATATTATTATTACTTGTTTTTTTTATTATTAACCTAGTTACCTGTTGGTCCTTGTGCCGCGTCAGGAACAAGAGTATTTGCCGAGGGAGAATTTGCAAAATTTGAACCTCCTATTGCATCTGGATAAAAAGGTAATTGCGGAGCATCAATCAAACTAGCTAAGTTTACGCGTGTGCTTGCTGTAGGTGCTTGCCCTGTAGCTGTAAAATTTGGCGACCAGAAAAACTCTACTCTAGGAAAGAAAGTATTTACAAGAGAAGTTCTGCTGTTTGGAGGTAATTGACCACTACTGTCAGGACTACCACCAGATATACTAGCAGCAAAATTAACAACAGCGCAATCTACAAAATCATAATTACCTAAACCTCCACCAACGTTTCTTTGACCTGGTCTAACGCCAGCGTTTATAAGGGTGTTACCTGCAGGGCTTCCATCATTAGCGTCAAACTTTTTTAATTTCATAAAAGTACCAGTCCAGAATTCAAAAGGTCCTGTTACCCCTTGTGGATTACAGTTGAATACCGTAGCATTGTAAAGTGAATACCCAGCACCCGTGTTATTAACACCATCTAGTCTTTCACCTATAGTACCACCACTAGGGAAGTCAGCTCTTGCTACGTTTCCAATTCTAGCTGAAAAACCATTACTAGCCACACCTACGCCTGGACTTACTGACATTCTAGCTGATATATATACATCACCAGTTGTCCAGTTCTGAATTTGACCTATAAATCTGGGAGGAACAGGATTATTAACACCTGTTGCAATAGCAGCCAACGGAAGGTTTTGAGTCATACCTGTATCGACATTGGTAAAACCTGTTCCAGAAGTATAATATGTCATAGCTACTTCAGTGTTTGCATAAGTTGCAGCCGCAACGCTATAACCTATGGTTGTAGTAGTTGAAGCTCCTCTAGTATCTGTTAGTTTCATAACTATCACATAGGCAAAGCCTGGAGTGTTTGCATTGCCATTAACAGAGTTTAATTGAAACCTTAAAGCATCACCGGCAACAGTTTGATTTGCTGCAAGTTTAGCTACTTGTATTATAGTTGCTGGTGTAGTGTATTGTGTTATTACAGGTGGATTCGCAGGGCTTGTTGTTTGTATAGATTGAATACTCCAACCAAAACCAGGTGGATCAAATGTTGCCCAGTTAGCATTTCCTGGTACACCAGTCGTTGAAGGATCAGCAGCACTACCATTATAACCTTTTGGAGAATTGCTTGTCAAAAACAATGCTTCATTATTAGGAAATCCTGTTGGATTAGGATTTGCTGTTGGTGTAATAGTAGGTGCTGAATTAACAAGTTGAAGCGTTATAGTTTGATCAACAACAACACCAGCCGCGTTAGTAAATCTTATTGTAGCAAGATATTTTCCAGCATATTCTACATCAGTTCCTTGTTCATTTATCGAACCAGCGTAAAAAGTAGACTCTGTTTGTATTTTGTAACTACCATTTGCGGAGCCAGGTTGTAAAGAAAACCTTTGATTAACACCTGGAGTAGCGTAGTTAGTAGCATTTAAATTTGTAGTACCATACGAGTAATTAAAAGCAGATAACAATACAGCGTTGTACGTAGGATCTATTTGACCGCCACTTGTTGGAAAAAAGTCAGAGGTTACACGAGTTCCACTAAATGCTGATTCTGAGAAAGTAGCGTCACCTATACTTATACCATTTATTCCACCTGTAGTATTTTGAATTCCATAATTTAAATCAGATATTAAACCAGTGGTTGTAGCCTCATAAAACAATTCTAATTGAGAAATAAAAGGAGTAGTTTCAAATATAGCTAATCCCATAACGCTAGGATACTCGTACCCTGCTACTGGAGTTCCAAATAAATCTTCAGTAACACCTATAGCTAATTGAGTAGATATCTTAGCCACGTAAGGCTTTGTATCAAAATCATATATGCAAAAAGGGTTTCCTTTGTCAACAGTAGCAGCGTTAAACTCTAAGCTAGGAAAAACGTCGCTAATAGTACCAATTAAATCTACATCATCTGCAGAAGAAGATGGGTCGAACTGAGTGTTTCTATATGTAACACCACCAGTGGTTACATCAACGGTGTTTGTAACTCTACCAAACATTCTCTCGTCGCTAGTAAATTGATTTTGTAAAGGACCAACTTCTTGTAAGTTTCTAGGAATTTTGTTTATATTATCAGATACTAACGTAGTAAACGCAGTTTCACCTTGCTCTAAAATAGAGCCGTTTATTGGATATCCATTTACAATACCAGGAAGATATACGTTGTAATAATCTTGTTGCTGTTGTTTGATACCTATTCTAAAACTATAAAACCCATCTACATTTATATCATAAGTGGCGTACGTTCTAGGTAATTCACTAGCTAACAAACGAGGTTCTGGTCTTCCAGTTGCTGTCTGATCAAATAAATATTTTTCAGCAACCTCACCGTTAGTGTATAATTCAACAGACGTTGGTAAGTTAGTTCCAGGTAAAGGGTTAACATTTTCTATATTAACATAGTCGGTAAATAATCCTGCAAATTCTTTACCTATAAGAAAGTACTTACTATAAAATTCAGCAAATTCTGCAAACAAAGGTTTTGTTGAGTCTGTTGTGCCTGTTTGGTACTTATAGTAATTGTTTTCAGTAAATAATAATTCAAACTTAATAACATTACCAACGTTTGCACCTGTAACAAGTGTTACAACTGGACTACCACTACCATCGTCAGCTATAGTATAATCATTTGTTGCGCCTTCAGTTAGTTTAATAAATCCATCATTTTGATTTTTATAAACACTATAAGTATTAGCCGCTACAGCCCAATTTGTTATTCCATTAAACGTAAAAACCGTTTGAGCGGCGGTAGCTGTTATAGACTGGGTTGATAAGTCTCTAAAAAATATAGGGAAATTTAAAGAAGAAACGGATATAGTGTAATAGTTACCTACAGCATAAGCGCCAGGATAACCACCAACATTGTTTGCGTTTGCGGATTCAGGTATTAAACTGTTAAAATTAAGATTTAAACTATCTCCTTGCCACCCAGCTACAGAGCCGTTGAATGAAACGTTACTGTAATCACTAAAAACATTTGATCCTGGTTGTGGATCTCCAACAGAATCTAATAAATTATCATAATTAGACAATATTATATCTGTTTGTCTACCAAATTTATCAGCAAGTATTATACCTACTTGGTAGTTTCTATTTTGCTTTAAAGAATGCTGAGGATATTCTTCAAAAACTTGATTACTTTTATCTACAATATCCACATAATAATCTAAACCTTTTTGACCACTTTTTCCTTGAACAAAGTTGCCGTACATTACTCTATTACCAGAAGTTTCTTGAGCTAAAGTTGTGACTGGAACTTTATCAAACACTCTAGATGCTTCACCAGGTGGTAAAGTTTTAATAGGTAATGTTGATTGATAATCGTATTGATATATATTAGTATTGTTTAAGTTATCTATAAATGTTTGGTCAATAACAACAGAGTCTAAAATTTGATAAGCTTGTCTATCTGATTGCTTAAATAATATATCTATACCCTTTATTTTGTAGTCAATTAAAACATCTAGACTAGGTAATTCTATGTTTAAAACAGCATTGTTTACAACATTCTGCATAAACTCTACAACAGTTGAAACAAAAGCTTTTGTCTCGTCGTCGTTTAAAAATTGACCTTCTTGTTCTGGAATAAAAACATCTTGACTAAAAGGAGCTACAACAGAATATTCATTATCATCGTATTTAAATCTATAACTGAATTTTACAAATTTATCTGTTAAATAATCTGGATCACCGTTCCAGCCATTATATGCAGAATCTTTTTGAAGTCTAACAGAATACCCGTTAAAACTGTCAGCATCAGGAGCTGCACTTAGTATCGCATCATCTTGATTTGTTGAAGTCATTTCTACATAATTACCAGTGGCTGCTATAGGAGAAACAGGTGAGTCATCTTTAGCCCACAGTCGAGCACTAGTTCCTAATCCAGCAAAACCACTAACATCTCTATAACCTCCAGCTTTAACATTAAAACCTGTGGTATTTGTCCCTGGTAAAGCATCCCAAGTTGTTTGTGATTTTAACCGAGTTGCACCACCGGTACCAGTTACAATGTCACTTGTATAAACTCCAGTGCTTATTACAGAAAAGCCAACAGGTGCTAAGCCTCTAGTGTCTTCTACAGCGTATCTATTATATAGTTTACCATAAACAGAGCCATTAGCTAAAGAGTTTTCATAATAACACCAAGCTCCTTGTTTGTTTGTAGCGGCATCACTCCAAGCGGATGCATCTTGAGCTTCAGGTATAGTTTCACCATTTCTGTATTTAGAAGTATTTAAATTTACAGCTGAAAAAACAACTGAATTTATTGTAGTTTGAAGAGGATCGCTAGCATCTGACATTGTAGATGGCTTAAGTGCTGCTGTAGATCTTAGATCTATAAACTCAGGCGCTTTGTAAGGTGCGAATTTAGCTACAGATATTTGATCTTCGCTAGTATAGTATCCAAAGTCTTTTGTTACATTTATTTTTCTAGGTTGATTTCTATTGTCAGTAAAAAACAAAAGATCTTCTATTAAACTAATACCAGTCATTATGGATTTCTTAGAAAAATTTAGCCAACTTCCAGAAACTAATACTTGACTAGAATTACTAGATGTATTAAATACAGCTATAGCACAGTAAGAGCTTAAAGGCGCTTTGCCGGTTCCATTATAATCACTTAAAAAGTAGTAAGCTAACGCTCTTGTTTGATCAACTTTAACTCCTATTACTTGTGCCTTAATATTAGATGCATCAATTATCATCTCGTTACCAAGTATAGATTCTAAAGCTCCAACATCACTTCCTTCTGATCTAGATACAGCTACGTTTAAAGCATCTCTGTATTCGTTATTTGGTACAAGTCTATCATCTAAATCTTTATTCATTTTAGATTTGATGAAACTGTTTTTAGCTTCTGCCATGTATAGTTATTTTATCCATTTAGATTTACCTCTCATTGTTTGAATTATTTCATCAAGCTTTATGTTAGATAGTCTTATTTTAGCATTTCTTAATTTAGAACTTTTATCACGTCTTAGTCTTTGAACTATGTACTCAGGTTGGTTTATTCTAGTTGAAATTATCGCGTGTAGTATGTAAGCATACATTGCTTCTTCAGCCATTTTAGGAACTCTGCTGTCTAAATCAAAAGCTAATCCATCTGATATATATTCTAATATTATTAATTGATCAACTAAATTGCTTGAGAATGATATTTTACCTTCTCTTTCATTCATGTTAAACCATCCATTCATTTGAGAATATTGCGGATCCATACCATACATTTGGCCATAGCCAGATCCTATAGTGCTACCTAAGCCTCCCCAATTATAAGCCCACATATCATTTGTAAAGTCATTAGTAAAGTTACCGTTAATAAATTGTTGGTTAGCATTATGCCATCTTTCTTGTGTGATTGAAGTACCTTCTAAATCATTACCCCATTGATCTTGTGTAGGTATACCAGTTGAATCTTGAGCTTGAGTATAGTAAGGGCTTGTTGTTAGGTTATTTACTGGGTACAAAGGACGTTTAACACCTAAAGCGTCTATAGAAGATATATCTACATAGTTTACATAATCTTGAGGTAAGACTATAGTTAACTCGTTAGGTACTGTTAGCTCTGCTTGCTTTATACTTTTTAAAGTATCGTAGCTAAATTCTTGCATTGCTCTTTTTGTGTGAAAAATTACATCTGTTCTTTTTACGTTTGGTATCAATTTACTTTGGCCAACATAAGCAATCATAAAATTATTTACTACTTCGTTTAATTTAATATATTGATAACCTCCATAATTATCTTCAACGGTTTGTCCATAAGCTTTTTCAGCTTCTGTTGAAGCGTATTTACCACCAGTTAATATAGTCAATTGAACAACTATATAGGCATTGGCTACCGGTGAAGCTGTAGTTAAAGTTATAGTGTTGTCATTAGTGACTACTATTTCTGTAACCCATTGGCTCCAAGATCCAGCTAAACCTGTTGAGCTAGTGTATACTTTAAAATTATTTAAACCATAATCTACATCATTAGGACTCCAACTAGTAGCGCTTCCCAATATCAAGCCACTATCAAAGTCAGTTATAAAAATCTGACCATTTGCAGGCACAGCAGCGCCTCTAAATTCTTGTGAACCTTGATAATATTGCTGAGAGTTTTCTGTTACTATCCCGTTATTTGTTGGTTGTATTGCCATTTTCTATTAATTTCTTTCGTTTTGTTGCTCTTGAGCTATTTCACTAGCCGCTGCTTGAACTATGGTTGGATCTTTTATCACAATACCTGCATACAATAATATTTGTATTATCACGTTAACTTGCTCTGTAATATCTAATTCAAAATTAACAGAAGTAGCTGGATCCCAAACATAATAACCAGTTGCAGAACTAAAGTTCCAACTTGGATCTGCTGGTTTTTTAATATAAGTAGCTTGAACCTGACTATTTATTGATTGAGGATATATAATTACTTTATTTTCTTGAAATAAATAAACAGGAAACTGCTCTGCTGGTTTAGTCAATGAAGACATATTGAGAAGCGCTAGTTCATTTCTTTGTACTGGTTCTGCTATTCTATCATCTCTATATAGTATTGTTCCTAATTTATAAAAATCTTGTGGAAACAAAGTTATAACTATATTATTAGCAGCACCCGTGGGTAAAGATCCAGCTGTTAAACTAAATACTCCACCAGATATAGTAAAATTAGTATATGCAACCCCTAAGTATGTTACTACTACAGTGCTGTTTTCTACCTGACTTTGTGTTACAGTTGTTAAAGGATATGTTATTTGATTTGTTACAGTGGAAAATAATTGTGTTCCACTAGCTGCGCCAGAAGAGGTGGGCAGCGTAAAAAAAGCTGGGTTCGTACCAGCTGCGGCATTAAATGTACAATTGCCTATTTTTTTAAAAACATCTAGTTTTTCTTGTACTGTTTTATAACGATCACCATATTCGCTCTCGTTTTGTGGCACTCGTAGTTGTTGATTTATAGTTTCAAAATAAGTATCTAGTATGTCAAGTTGAACTTGAGCAGCTAACTTGTTGAACTCATTAGGTGTAAGATAACCTCTTTGTTCCTTATTTATTATTAACAAGACTGTTTTATAAACTTGATCTACGTTTATTGCCATTTTTATTTGTTTATTATAATATAAAGGCCCGAGTAAACGAGCCCTATATTAGTATTACATGTTATTTAAGTTTTTTCTCGATAGACTTATATATTTCTACACCTTCGTCTGTTTTCAAGAAAGCAGCAAAAGCTGCGTAAGGATTTTCTTCAAATGGAACTGTCATTAATTTCTTTTTATTACTAGTCCAAGTAAACGTACGTTGGTCTTGTGATAAGGTTATTATCCTAGCTTCCGCTGCTTTAATACCAAAATTTCTTAATTGAACATTTTCATCTCTTGCTAACTCCATAAACAACTGTGGATTTGATTTAGCAAACAAAAGTAAATCTCTTTTAATTTCTTTAGAGCTTAATTTATTAACGCTTGTACCCATCTCAACTCTAAGTACTGCCTCAGCTTGGTCAATTTCCATATCTTGAGCAGCTAATAATGCTTCAATTTCCCACTCAATAATTGCTAATTCAGATATAGCGTTTTCTTGTGGCTTAAGTTCTTTGAATCTATGCCCAGAAAGTGGGTGATATAAAGAAAGCATTTTTTGTAAATTTTGTTGAGCTTTAGGAACACCTAAGGTACCATCTCTAAAAGTTATATGGCCCATTGTTGCTTCACCTTTTTGCTCATCTACAAATACTGATGATTGATTTGTTGCGTATTTTAATTCTCTTTGTGTTCCTGTAGCTTCATCGAAATAAAGTAAAGGATGTTTTCTAGTATGTTTACTAGGTATTGTAAAGGTTAATGGTGATTCATTACCTGTAAGATAGTAATTTCTATCTTTAATTTCCCAACCTTCTGGTTGAGTTGATTTTTCTTTTGACATAATATAATATAATTTAATAGTTTAAAAGTAATAGTTACCCCCGTAGTTATAACGAGGGTAAAAATTACATAATTTGAATCCTTAGATTCCTTTAAATAACACGAAGTTATTTGCAGCTTGAGTTACTAAACATCTTTCAGATAAGAAGTTTACTTCCATTGCATCTAAAGATGAAGTGAAAGCACCACCTACAGAACCAGTTAACCAAGACTTCATACGTCTGTCATCAGCTTGTGAAGCTCTGTAACGAACGTGTAAGAATGGTCTTCTAATGTTTGTTCCTAAGATTTGATCATATACCGTAGAAGTTCCAGCAGGAATTAATACACCTTCAATAGATGCAGGTCCTACTATTGCTCCACGAGTAGAAGCATCATTTAAGTATTTCCAGTCAGTTTTGTAGAAATCGTAAGATCCACGTCTGAAACCAGAGAAACCTAAGTTCAATGCCATTTCTTCAGAATTTTCAAATAATCCGAAAGCAGTACCTCCAGAGAATCCTCCAGAGATAGAAGCTAACATATCGTCAAAATCAAGAGCAGTAGATCTGTTCAAGAATAACATGTTTTCTTCAATTGCTCCTTGAGTATCTAAATTCTTTAAGATAGCATCAAAAGAATCTAATCCAGCAGCAGCTGTAAATCCTGTTTGCACATTACCTCTTGCTTGAATTGCAGCAAATAAACCTTGAGTACCTCCAGACTGAGCCACTAAAGCAGCAGGTCCACCAGCACTTAATTCACCTTCAACCATTGCCATTTCCAAGTAATCTTCGAAACGTAGTCTAGTTTCAGATTCAGCTTTTAAATACCATAAGTATCCTCCAGTTCCATCTTCAGTAGAAACTTCTACCCAACCGATCTGAGCAGTGTCAGAACCATTGATAGTGTAAGTACTTCTAATTATAATAGGAGAGTTGTTGAATTGAGTAAAGGTAGGATCTACAGTAACCATAGGGTTGTTTGCAGCAGCGTAAGTATTTGCAGCTGATCCAGCGTTACCTGTAGAAGTTCCTTTTTGGAAATCAGAACCGTATACAAATATTTTGATATTAGCAGAATCTGCTATACCAGCTAAAGCTAATGTAGCAAAACCATAAGGTTCTACAATTAACTGTCCTGGATTACCAGCACCACCACCCGGACGAGTGTCAGATGTTCTAACGAAGCATTTTGCTTCTCCACCAAACTGATCCATAGCAACAATTGTTGCACCAGGAGATATAACGTTTAGTATTGGGTTTGCAACATTTGCAGCTGTTACAGGAATAGTAATTGTTCCAGCAGCAGATACAGATGTACAAGCGTTATACGCAATGTGTAATCTATTTTGTTCAGACCAAATTACTTGATCAGAAGTCATTGGCATTTCAGCGCCAACCATTCTTAAGAAACCTGACAAAGTTCTGTTTCCATAACGCTCTACTTCTTGCTCATAAAGCTCTGGTAAATATTGTTGTGCAAAATCATTTGTCCCGTTTGTAAAATTTAAATAGTTGTTTTGCAGCGCTTGTTGCGACTGCGAGGGTACTATCGACCCAAATTGTGGAGCTAATGCCATAATTTTTTAATTTTAATTAGTTAAACTTTCTTGTTTTAATTTTTAATTTTGATGAGTCTAATCCACTAATTGATTTTACTTTTAATCCGTTTACAAAAACATTACCATCGGCAACTTGCCTAGGTCCGTCTTGAGATGGATTCTTAGATCCACTAATAACATTTTTAATGCCATCAGCTTTTCCTTGTTCATAAAAATGACTAGCTAATTTATCCGCATTCATAGCAGCATACATTGCTTTGTGGTAACCAGCTGGATCTACTAAACCACCTTTATCGTCAGTATACTTACTAACAAAGTTGCTTACATCCACCTGTGTTTCTCCAACTTTACCAGGATCTTTAATTCCGTATCTAAATTTCTTTTCTCCAACGTTAAAATCAAAACCTTTGAATTCATTGCTAAATAATTTTTTAGTACGATCTCTAAAATCACCATGTAATTGTGTTGCAGTTTTTTGCTGCTCTTTATATTGGTTGTAAAAGCTTATAGCTTCTTGCTGTTCTTGAGTTACGCCTGGTCTCAACTTGATCTCATCGTAATATTTACTCTTTGAACTTTCTAAATAGCTTTTAGCGTTCGCAACCTCTTCCTTAAACGCAAGTTTCTTCTTACGTATATCTCTTGGCTCGTCTACATCTTCGTCAAATTCAAAATTGTCTTCCATTAAGAAACCAATTTCTTCTTGATCTAAGTGAGGTTTTGCCTTTGTGTAATATTCTTTTAAAACATCTTTAGAACTGTACTTACTATAGTCTTTATTTAAAGCTACGTAATCTTGGACAGATCCACCTGTTTCTTCCATAAAAGAAACTAACTTGTTGATGTTTTCTGGTAATGGTTTACCAAGAACCTTTTCATCTCTTTTAGCCTCGGCTATGTCTTTAGATATCTGACTTACTTCTTGTTTGTCTTCTTCTGTTATTTCTTGGATTGGTGAAACTTCTTCAACAACTTGTTTGGGCTCTGGTATTTGTTCGTCCACTCTAGCGCTATCTCCGGTTTGTTCTTCCACATCCACTTTCGTTGTTTCTCCGACTTGAATGGCATCTTCTTCTGTTTTTAACGCGTCTGCAGGTATGTTAATTTTTACCACATCAGGCATAATTTCACCAGTTGCTTCTGCTTTTGAAAGATCTACTTTCGTTATGTTGTTGTTTTTAGTTTCTAAACCTAAGTTTTTAGGTTTTCTTTTTTTAATCTTAAAGTCACCCTCTTGTTTCACGGGTTCATTTGTTTTTGTTTCTTCTGACATGATAAAATATTATATAATTATTAAATAGTTAACTAGGCGGCATTATATTTTGTAAACCAAACGTACCTAGTTGCGATGAGTCTCCACCCTCAAAATCGACTGGAGCTGAATCATTTTGTCGTTGATTTATTAATTGACTTTGTTGAGTTCCTTGTAATTTAACTCTTTTATCTTTTCGGTCTTCAATTTGTTTTTCTTTATCACCTTCAACACCTAGCTTTATTTGAGCTAATTGTTTTTGGTATTCAAATTCTTGAGCCATTAATTGTTTTTTAACCGAAAGCTCTGTCTGCATTCTTTCTATTTCGAATTGAGACTTAGCTTGTTCAACCTGCACTTGAGATTGTGTTAACGCTTGATTTTTTTGAACTTCAGCCATAGCCGCGGCTTCTGAAGCCTGTGCGTTAGCTTGACCTTGAGCTTGAATCATTTTTTCTTGATTAGCTTGATCTCTTTGTAATTTTTTAGTTCTTTTCTGTTTTAACAGTTGGTTTGCTAATTTTAAATTCTTTATTTGTCTTATATCTATAGCGTCTTCTAGATCTATACCTTGATTTTGTAATGATATCTGTATGTTGTTTTCTAGCTGAGCTTTTTCTTCGTCATCAGGTTCGAGTTCTAGGAATATACCAAAATCGTGTAAATTTAAATTAGAAACTTCAGTTAAAGTATTTGCGTTAAATAACGATATACTTTCTATTAAAGCATTTTTTGTTAATGGAAAATTCAATACATCAACCATTTTTAAAGATATGTTTTCACATATTCTAAGAGCTAAAAACAAACTACCTTGATTAATATGTTTAGTTGCTATGTTTGATTGATTAGCGGCCATCTTAGCTATACCTACTAACGCATCTTTATCTTGCATGCTTCCATCTCTAGCTTCATTAAGCCCAGTGACGTCTCTTATCATTTGTAAATAATAATTATAAGTCATTATTAAACTTTGAAGCTTAGCGCTACCAGCTGAGGAAGTTAGTTCTTGAATAGGAACTTTACCTCTGTTTAATTCACCATCTTGGGTAAGTGATCTACCAACTATAGAACCAGTTTGGAAGTACATGTTTAGTGCTTCTGCTGGGTTGTAATTAGTTCCATTACCTAGGTCAACTTCAGCTAAACCATCCATATCTAAAAATACACCGTCTGGTACCATTCTAGACAGTACTTGTTGCATTTTTAAATGTGTTATTTGAATCATGTCAGCAAAACCAGTTATTTTACTTACTAAAGATTCTATACGTCCTTTATACATCCTAGGCGCACATATAGCATAATTCATTTCAACTTTAGTAGAATCAGAAGAAGGTCTTGTCATGTTCTCCGCTAATTCCCATTTAAGCATAGTGTTAGTACCTAAAACTTTTACACCTGAGTACAATACCTCTATACTTCTTGAAACTTTATCATACGTATCAGCTTCTGGTGGATTAAATTCATCTGTTTTTTGAATAATTTTCTCTAAGCCATTATCATTGTATTTTAATTTAAATACTTGATTCATGTATGTTTTATACTCAAAATACATTATCTGCACTGTATTAGCGTCATAATTTCCCCAACCAGTTATATATTGTCTATTACCTGGCATCTCTTGAATTCTTTGTAATTCTTTATCAGATATGTCTGGAAATTGTTTTTTAAGTTCAGGTATTGTAATTGATTTTACTTCTCCAACATAGTATATGTCTTCAAAGTTTGGATCATCAGTATATGAGTATATTATATGAGCTGGATCAACATAGTCAACTACTATGCCGTTTGATTTATTAAAGCTAGTTTTTGAACAAGCTATACCACATACAACTAGATCTTCATTTAATCTACGTTTTGTTAGTGGCCATCTGTTTTTTGCTAAGGTAGTTGTTATTGCTTCTTCTTCTGCTATTTCTATAGATTGCTTATAAGAAAGCTGCATATGCAGTTCTAGCTCTTCTTTAGTTTTAGGTAGTTGATCTGCCGGCATGTTAGATTGACCTGTATCTATGCCGAGATTATCTTTAGCCATTTGCATTAACTCTTGAGCATACATGTCTTCAGCTATTGCAGCAGCATAATTAGTTCTTTTCTTTACTGACTCAGGGTCTTGAGAAAAAGCTTTTATGTCAAATTCTTTATTAGAAATACCATTTACTACTATATCAACAAATTTAGATATCACCGGTACTGGTTTCCAGTCTAAATTTAAATAAGACAAATCTCCATTAATAGATAATTCATCTTTGTATTTTTGAACAGACTGTTCTCCTCTTGCGTATAATCTTAGATTATGAAAATTATTCCAACTAGTAAGATATCTATTACCATTAGTTCTGCCTTGATTAAACCACTCTGTTTCAATAGCGGATGCTACTTGAGATCCATACTCCCATGAAGCTTTTTCCGCGTCTGGTACTACCTGACTTGGAAAAGCACTATTTGAATTAGTATATATTTTCATTTATTCAATTATTTGTGATAATGTACCTTCATTATTATATTTTTTAAAACCTAAGCTAAACGACGGTCTTTTAAATTCAGGATTTGGTTTATATTTATTCTTGTTACAAGCCATTATAGCTAATCCAGAACTAATTGAAGCATCATGAGAAGTTCTATTATTAATATTAAACCTAGCCCAATCTTCTAATGTTCTTTGAAAATATACATCTCCATATTCTCCATCTTCTTTCAAACCAACGTGATCCTCTATATATGACTCTATAGCGGCTGCGTGTGCTTGCTTTATATCTTCACTAGAATTAGGTATTCCACCTATTTCTCTCTCTGTTGTTGATAGTTTGTTATATTTTTTATCAGGTCTATTTATTGAGTAACCTCTATAACCTCTTCTTTTAAAGTAATACAATAACCTAGGTTTATTATTTTCAGCCAATATAGGCATTCCATAAAAAACACAAGCCATCAAAACATCTTCAAAAAATATCTCAGCGGTTTGTGGTCTAGCTATGTACTCTAAAAAAAAGTGATTAGGTGGAACGTGGTCCATGCTAAATTTAGTTAACCCAGTAAGAGCTCCATTAGAACCTCTGTTATCGACTGTACCTGATATATCGTAACTATCACATCCAAATGCTCCAGCATGCTCATTACCTGGCCATTTTAATCCATTTTTAAATATTACACTATTTTGCATATCTAAAGAAGGTATCCATGATACGAAAAATCTACCTTGCTTGCTTGGTTTAAAAACAACCTTAGTATCTTTAACTCCATTAACCCAATGAAAACCACCTTGTGTGATTATACCGCTATTTTTCAAATCAGAATTCCAATCTATTTGCTGGTATATCTTAGTTAGATTAAATAAAGAAGACTTCGCTTCATCTCTAAACGCGTGTTCTTCGGTTCTTGGAAACTGGCGATAAAATTCATTTAAACCATCTTGATCTTCCTTTAAACCATTTACTTCATTTTGCCAATACTCAATTACACCTGTTTTAATTTTATTACCATGAGGATCTTCTACTTCTTTCTTTGGTGTGTCGAAGACAGGTAGGCCATAAGAATCAATGTATCCTTCGTAGTTCCACTCCATAGGAATGAACAAAGAATAGAGTCCTGAACCAGTCTGTCCATTGGCATTTCTCTTTGTAACGTCTGAAGCATTGTATAGTTTTTTAAAGTTTGCACCTCCTTTATCTAAAGCGTTTGATGTTGATCCCATCATACACTTTCCAATAACTCTACTACCTAATCTGAGGGTGGTTTTCGTAACCCTCCAGTTGTTTTGGATATTGTTGGGCCTTTCCCATTTCCCGCTTTCATCATGGACGAGGAGCCTGAGCTTCTCTCCATCGTAGGCATTGTCCCCCGTGTTCTTCCAGTCGATGGTGGTGTCCAAACCGGTAATCTCTTTTTGGGCTTTATTGGAATCAAGTTTTCTACGTGTGAATTTGGAGGCAGGGACTCTGTAGGCAAGTTCGGTCTTTGGACGGTCCATTCCGTCCTGAATCGGTTTGAAAAAGAAGGGATAATTAACGGAGATGGGTACA